CCATCATGGAACAGAACTTCCCAGCCAAGATGCTTGAATCTCCATCCAAAATCATATGGGCCAGAGGGACCGTCTTCTGCTAGTACCTGCTCCTCAGAGCGGGACTCAAAGAAAGAAGCAATATCATCTGCCTCAAGGAAGTCTTCGTATCCGTTGGCTATTGTACCTACAGATGCAGCATCTCTAGTTACATCCGTCCCTTCTACTTGCCATGAGTCGTAATCCAGTGTGTCTAAGAATAGGAGGCGAGTATTATCCTTGGTAATAACATCAAGNACTCTTACATCCCCATCACCAATCGACACTANATCATTAGGATAAATAGNAGGAGTTNTANCAGACANGCTGGCCGTAGTAACACCGGCAACAGCGTACAGCCTATCTCTAAACCAATGCAGCCCAGCTACTGGACCGGGTAATCCCTCTACNTTAGCTTTAAGTACTGCGTTGTATTCTACAAGTCTGTNATACTGTACTGTAGGGTCTGTCTCGTACTCGGTGCTAGACTGNACGGACACAATAGTAGCTCCGTATGTGTCGTCAACACCAACAACAGGAGCATTAAGAGGAATAATAACAGCTACCGCAGCAGCCTTATCTCCGTTATGTCCCACGTTCTTTCCTACCAATACTCCATACAAACCATTAGTACCGATCAGCAGATCNCCAACCGAGGCCGTNTCAAAGGTAGTACCTGTNCCTGTGTAAACTACTACATCATAGTCCAATAGGTCGGANAGNCGNCTACCNTCNTAGCGCACAAANCCATCAATNCGCTTCTGNCCCTGAAAGTCTACNTGCTCATAGTTGAGCGTGTCCAGTACAGAGCCCTGAGGCGCAGTAAGTTTAGGAGCCTGAAGATTCAGGCCCTTATCCAGAACAATCAATCCGGGGGTTAGCCGAGTGTCAGTCATCTTTTATTGTACTCGCTCGCTGCCCAACTCATTAATGGCATAAGGCTACGCTCTGCCTTTCTACGGTAGCGAGTAGTCCATTTGTTAGCATAAGCAACCAGATCGGGATTCTTGTCAAAGCGTGCGATTGATTCCAGAGCTTCCCACGCGATCCACTCGTGCAACTCTGCTGGCAGAAGCTTCAATGAAGGAGTGTCAGTACTATCTACCAATAGCTGCGGAGCCAGATCACACACAAAGTTAATGGTAAATGGGGACAGTGTTTGTGGGTAAAACACTAGATTCCCATTGTAATCTTGGCTTACAAAATTAGGTGCTGAGCGTGTAGCAGTTGTGTAGCTCAGTTCCTTGTAAACCCAATTCTCCCAAGGAATGTAAGCTACTGGCGTTGGCGTCTGCGTATCTTGATATGCAATGAACGTACCCCAGTGTGGCTCGCGTGCAAACTCACTGAACTCAGAAAGCTTGTAAGGAGCACGGCCTCTATACGCAAAAGAGCTTAACCCCGGATTAGGGCTAAGCTCTATGAATACTTCACCAATCAATGCTCGGTTGTACCCGCCATCGGCAGAGAACTCAATCATCTTAACTGATGTGTCCTCTTCCATATTAAGCAAAGCGGAGGTATATGTAGTAACAGTGATGACAGTAAGCTCAAGCCCGCTGTCAGCACCTTTATATTTTACACCAGCCTCAGGTCCAGCAGAAGGGGCAGTAAATGCTACCCCGTCCACTAGAATGCGTGGCAGCATAGTAGCGGTGAGTTCTGCTGTAGAGAACTCCCACTCGTTTCTATCCATCTGGATTGCCTTCCAAGCCTCGGCTACAGCCCGCTTGATTCTTGGGTATAGTCTACGACCAGCCTCCAAAGAATCCCAATTGCCAGCAGTGAGTTCGTTTTGTTCAAGCCCGCCCTCATTAATGACCTTGTTACATAGCCCTAGGTAATCCATTTATACTCACTCTTCAGTTGATGTTTCTTCCTTACCTACCAACATAGCAGTGGCGGTAGTTAGCTCTTCATCATCCTGTAGGGAGATGAGGCCCTTCTCAATAGCTCTGTTGAGTTCATTTCCGCGAGGCCAGTGACCGAATAGATCACGGTAGCGGCGGCGTGGACCCATAGTTTTTTGCTTACTAATCTCTAGAGCTGTTAGCGGCTCTGGGCCGGGAACCATTTCTAGGACTTGGAACGGGTAGCTAGGAACTGTTACAGTAGTCTCTCTGAAGACGTTACGTCCATATTCATCTTGGACTTCCATCTGACTACGGCGTTTAACCTTAGCGTCGTTAAGTGTACGAACAATTCTCATTGGCACAACAACTTCCTTACCACGAGGAATGGTACATTGATACCCATTCACATTCATATAGATAGGAAAGTTCTTACTACCGGGTGTTGAATCTTCGTTGATGATAATCTTAGCATGGCCGGGTGGAACCTTGCCATCTTTTGTAGCCAGTACTGCGGCACTTCGTCCAGCTAGCTTTCTTTCAATTGCTTGNCGAATCTCTTCTTTTGTAGCAGTCTTAGCTAAAGGCAGCTGCATATGGGAGGCGTATTCACGTAGCTTACCGATAGGCATTGTGCTAAAATCTGGGCGAACAATTTCATTACTCATTGGGTACTCCGTCGGGTACGATTGGGTAGCTTACGCTACATGGGTAAGTAGCAGCCCCGAAGGGCTGCCACCTACAAAAGGATTACAGCAGGTAGCTGTTATCCATGAACGGGTCGTTGCCCGTTTCAACAGTCGAAGTCTCACCATCGAACATAACACCGATGAACAACTCGGTATCAGCCGCGACAGTTCCGCCTGTTGTAATTGCTACACCGATATTCACAGGGCCGGGTAGCTTAGTAACAGTGGCCCCAGTAACTTCGGTACGCATGTAGCCGTCCAGCTGGCCAGCCGCTCTATACGCATCTGGGTCAGACACAGGAGATGTAAATGTGTCCTCGGTAGGAGCGTAAGCGTTAGGCCCACGACGCTGAACCTTGACAGGATTCCCTGCCTTGTCCAGCAACTGGAAGTAACCAATCGAACCAGCAATGGTAGATGTATCACCAATCGCCAAGATTGTCACTTCCTTAACACGCTGGTTCTCACCAACTGGCACGCCGAGAAGCACGTCCGCAGTAGTAAGAACAGTGCCTTCCGGTAGGAAGATACGGCCCGCTACTTCGTAAGGCTTACCAGAGTAAATGCCACGGTGACGGTGTAGCTTTTTTACTAGGTTGCTCTTGTAATCCATAGTAGTTTCCTCTAAATGCCCCTCCCGCCTAAGCTTAGGAGGGGCTCATTGAGCTTAGGCAGATGCCGCAGCTTCGATACGAACCATCCACGCCTCGTTCAGACGTAGGGCCGCATACCACATCTTGTATGATGCGAATCCACGCTGTGCAAGCGGGTCCTCATACGTAGGTGTGGGATTCTTCACGGTAACAGTAGCGCTGTCCATACCGCGTAGAGGCACGATACCATAGGCATCCTGACCAATAATCACGATTGGGTACACGTCTACCGCTGCTCCGTTGGCGCTCAGCACACCCGTAGTTGTGGCGCTACCTGCCCCATAGAATACCTCTAGGTCAGGCGACAGAACAACACGAATGTCTTGGAACTTACCAAGCTCGTAGTCGCTCACTACGCTGTAGTTGCTGTACTTCTCACGAGGCACGAAACCAGTAAGGGCACGGAAGTCCGGCTCAAGATTGGTGTGACCAAACGCGATGAACGCTGGGGCTACCGGCTCAGTGGCAATGTTTGTNCTTGCCTTGAGCATCTTGGTAATCGGACGGGCCTTGTTAGCCTTAAGGAAACGCTGCGCTGCGACAAGCTCATCCTCACTGATGGGAGCATCAACCTCGGAACGCTGAGTAGCAGTACCTGTGTACAGTACGTTAGTACCGCCAGTCAGTTCTGCCCAAATGATAGCTTCCTTCACGTAAGCAGCCTGCTCGCCTAGACCCATTGTAATCTTCTGAAGATTTGGGTCCTCGTGCGTGTCGGCAATTACGTCAGTGAAGTTAACCCATGCACCGTACTGAGAAATAACAACCTTAACGTCCTCGTACTGTAGCATGTTAGGAGCTGGTGTAACACCCTCTACAAGGGCAGTGGTATTAACTTCAAAAGGCACAAAGCGACGGAATACCGCCAGCTGTCCCTTGTTCTTCGGAATGGCTTCCGTCATACCGAACTTAGCCAGAACCTCTACAGGGCCGGCGTGTGCAAGGAACTTAGCTACCGCAAAAATACCAACGCGCGGGCTAATGTCACCATAAGTTGTTACTCCAAAACTAGACATATTTATTTCCTATTAAGTCATTTGCCTTTAATCTCCGCAGTAACTTCTGCGAAGAACTTATTGAACAAGGCATTTGGGTCAGTCGGCTCTTTAACCCGAGCTGAGTTTTTGGATGAATCAATATTGACCGCATCCTTTTTCTTTCTCAGCCGCTCTTGTTCCAGCTGCTCAGCCTTCTTGACAGCGGCAGGATCGCCCGCTGGTACATCCTTCTTAGGCTCTTTGCCGGCTAGCTCTGGATACTTAGTCTCCATGTCCTTTCGATATAGATCGAAGGCCATAGCTACGGCATCAGCGCTGTTGGACGTTGCCAAAGCATGAATGTGGTCTGGTTGAGACTTCTTCCATTCAGCCCAATGGGGACTTGCAAATACTTGTGGAGCATTAGGATACATATCGAGTAGGCGCTGCTTCTGTTCTTCAACATAATCAGTTGCCTCTTGCTCACGAAGTAGCGACAGAGTTTCTGTCTCCTTGGTGCGCATTTCCTCATCAACCCCTTCGATGGCTGCCGCAATCGCCGCAG